CCAGTCGTGTTGAGGATACCAGTCAAGTTCGGAGCCGTTCCGTTACCGTTTACGACTTGGTCTTCTTCGGTCGCGAGAATCATGTTGATTCCTCGCTGCTCAATGGTCTGACGAAGAGCGGCAATATCGTTGAGGTCTTCCTCGGCGACCTTTATGATGTGCGCGATGGACTGCGCAATGGATTGCACAGATTCGTAGGTGATGTTGGTCAATGGCTTTGCATCACCTTTGGCACGAGGTGCGGCAGAGCCTTTGAGCGACGTCGTCGTCTCTCGCGCATAGAGCGTGTTAGCCGCTTGACGTGTGCCAACAGACACAAGCGTGCCCACCAACTGCGACGTCGGCACAAGCGCAGGGGAGAGAGTCGTGTAACTATACGTCGGTGTTGGGATGGTCACGTTTTGCACGACGAACGGTCGCATCCCTCGAGTCGCCAACGCCTGCTTGAATGCATCAGACTCGACGATGGCTTCGACGATGCCCTTCTGCGGTTTGTTGCCCTGCGTGATTGGCTTGACGTCTATCTCTTGTTGGACTTGCGCAAGCTCATCAATCTGCTTGAGGTCGTCATACTTGTTGCGGAGCTCATTGAGCGTGGCAATCTTTGCCTTGCGCTCGTCGTCACTCATCTGCGTATAGTTCTCGCGAAGCTCGCGAGCTAATTCTCGTAGCTGTTCTGCTAATTGCTTAGTTGTCATGGTAGTTCATATTCGAATAGTTTGACAAATTCTTCAATGTCGAACGCCTCCTGCTTGGTTGGATGGACGCTTGCATCCAAGTCGTGCGCTATACTTGCCAGCGCTGCTTGTAGGCGCTCGACGTGCTGGGACAACATCTCAATTGTTGATTTCGTTTCGTCACTGATGTCACGATTCTCTTGCCGCCGAAGTTGTGCCAATGCTTTGATGCGATTCGACGTATACGATGCCTCAAACGTTGCAGCCTCGATTGCAGAGATTGCCTCTCGAATCTGCTGTCGCAATGGCTTGCGCTCTTGCACGGTGATGACACGTGCTTCGGGATTGTCGGGGAACAGGACGATGGAGCATTCAACAATCTGTGCTTGAGTCACGATGACGTGCCCCTCACTGTCCTGCTCGTAGGCGTCAACGTAGAAGGCGATGCTCATCGACACTTCTACACCAGCAGCAATGCGCTCCTCCACGATCTGGCGCAACGCTTGCGCTTGAGGATGGGAATGGAATTGCGCTGTAATTAGCAGCCCATAATCATCCTCCTGTGCACTTTCGATAATGCCCATCGGCAGCCCGTCACGGTCGTGGTTGTAGAGGAGATAACCGTTCGTCTTGAGCGTGTCCAATGACTGTGCAAATGCACCCTTGCGAATAATGATACCGCTCTGACTGACAACATCGAAAACTGAAGCATACGCAACAATGCGCCCGTTGCTTGCTTCACGAAGTGCTAATGTGATAAGTTGATGGTTGTTCATCGTTAACCTCTACGTGGACGTAATACACACCTGCAATTGATACGATTGGCTGGTGAGAGTCGTGCATCACCTGGATGGTCGCAGAGCTCTATACCACCAGCGTTGTTTCGCAATTTGAATTTCCCATCGACTGGCACGACCTGACCATCCGCCTCTTGATGATGGTCGCGCACTTTGTCGTCACGTTGACTAATCCAATACTTCTTGATGACGCGACGCTTATCCCTGAGCAGTCGGTTCATCGTCGCCCACGTCTCTGTTTGTAGCCTTGCTATGATTGTCGTCGAGAGCGTTCTCGCTACCAGCGCAACGTGCGCAAGGTCAACAACTGCCTCTTGACTCAACCTATCGTAGAGCGTTGCCGACGTGTACTGCATGTCGTGGTCAACTATCTCAGCAATGATGCTCTCAGCAGAGCTAACCACCTTGCTGACTGGATCTTCGATGAATTTATCCGCCTTACTTCGTGCTTCTTGAAATGCATCACGCACAATCGAGCGAACCATTGTTGCTGCAGCTTGCTGAATCTTAGCTGCAACGCGTCGCCCTGCACTACGCAAGATTAGCTCACGCTGCACACTATCGACTGTCTCAAGCTCAGAGACGATAGCCGACAACTCCGCTCGCATCGCTGATGCAATACGCTGCTCAAGGAGAGAGTACGAGCCTTGCACACGTTGGTACCACAGCTCCTCGCTCTCCTGCTCAACCATCTGTTGCGCAGTATCAATGCTACCCACTGCCTCATATCCCAACCGCTCTCGTGCTTCGTCAAGTGTGATGATGCCCCTCTCATATAGTGCGACGGTGCTTGATACCGCGCTCTCCTGCAACGCTTGTACACTATCACGGTCGAGTGCTATCTCCTCACCAGTAAGTCGCGCAACCGCATCACCAATTGCCTGCCAAAACGGAACAAGGATGTTGTGAACGTATGCAAGTCTTGCCTGCTCATAATTGGCGTAGGTCGAGTGGGCAGCTGACGATTGCAATCCGAGTAGTATCGTGGGGATACCGAAAATTGCTGCACAGCGCGATTCAACAGCGAGCGCAATTTTTTCGAAATTGAGGGCATCAAGAAGTGGCTCGAATGATTGAACTTCAAAGCGTGCGGGCAGAATCATCGTGCCGCCTTTACTCTCCAAGTGGGCAGACAGCAAAGACGAACGCAGTTGATTCAACGCCTCTTGCGTCATTACAACCGATGGATCGGGGATGATAGCACGTCGAAAATACTCGTCGGCTGCGATTGATGTCTGCACGTAGTCGCGCACAATCTTGTCAAGGGCGAGCTCATCTTTTGCAAGGTCACGAGGCGCAACTATCTCTGTCAATGCACGTGCTCCCCACGTCACCACTTCATAATCACTTGCAGCGCTGCCACGAATAAAAACCTTCGGCTCCCCTCCAATCGCACGCACGGTGAATCCATTATCACCACCGTAAGGCAACGCCTCAAGGTTACCGCCTGCATCAACGCGATGAATAGCAACGGCTCCACTTGTGATGTAGTAACGTGCTATATCCTTGAGATTGACGTCAAGCCACTCGTGATTGTATCGAGCCTCGCTTGCGGATTGAACGAAGTACGTCTCACACACGGTAGCAAGATTACTACCGCTGGCAGCCTTGTTGAGCTGCGAAACAATCGCCGCCGCAAGTGAGCTACGCTGCTCGATTGGCTTGCGCTTCTTTAGTAGCTCGAATAATTTCATTGCCTATCGTATATGCAAGCGTGCTGTCTTTGAGTAGGTCTGCAAGTCGCCTGTCATAACGCTTCCACGTGCGCCAATCACCACCGTGTGCAAGAATCAACTCAGCACAACGACGACGCAAGAGACCACGAAGCCGCTTCTCTCCTGACTTCGAGTAGTAGAGTATGCGGAACCACTGTTCCTTGCGTCCACGCGTGAGCTCGTTGTAGAGACTGCCATTGCGCACAGTCGTTAGACCTACGTTATAAGCAAGCGACGACAATGCAGCAATCTCTGCATCACTAAGTAGGTCATGCTTGAGAGAGCGTTGCAAATTCTGCAACGCCTGCCGTAGCAATTGTTCTGCCTGCTCTTGTGTGACTGGCGATGCTGTCTCTTTTGAGCGAGTGCCGTAACCGATAGTCCAGTAGCCCGCTGGACAGAGGTATGGCTTAGCTCGGAAGCCTTCGAAGTGCTTGACGAGCTCGACGCACTCGCTGAAGATAACGTCATCCATTACGCTTCTTGTCGCTGGCGAAGAGTCCAAGCAGGAACACCGCCACCGCTGTCACTGCATCGAGAATGAACTCTGGAATGTCAGCGATGTTCAGCGCTCGAAGAATCATCGCAACGCCTGCAAGCACACCAGCGATTGTCGTCTTGAGGTCTCGGTTCATGGGATTGGTACGATAATGGTGATACATGTCGCGACGCAGCCATTCTGTTAGCACGCGCCGTTGTTCGTCGTCACGTTTTCGATACCAATGTGGTATCGGGTTGTAGGGTGGCACAGGAGAGATGTTATTCTCATTCGACATACGTTCGTCCCTCCAATCGTGCAACCCTGTCACGTAAGTCACCAAGCAAGTGCGTTAGACTTCTCACGTCCGACGCCAACTGACGTATCGTGTACATCAGCATCGTGATGAGGATTGTCGTCGCTATATTGAGCAGCCGCCAAGCAATTTCGTTGTCCATCTTCATGCCACTTTCGTTCGCTCGCCAAAATACGAAATCATAGAGCTAAGATTTGCAGGTTGTTTTTGAGCGGAACGAGCGCCGCATAAACGGACGCATCCACACAATCGTCGTGCTGACCGACGGGAAATGACAGCAGCTCGTCGAAGTACCAGCGCGGCAACGAATGCGAGAACATCACCTGCCCATGTTCAATACGAGCAAGCAATGGCAGGAAGCGAGTAATCTTGTTTTTGTCGGGCACGTACTCTATCACTGGTAGCTGCGTCGTTGCAATCAACTCCTGCACAACCGCTGCTTGGTACTGCACGCTCTCGATGACGACAAGCGATGCGTTCGCGGCAACGTGTTTGATTGTTTCGACGACCTCACGGAAGTTCCAGCGCCCACGCTGCACATCGGCGATGATAACCTTACCATCCTTGTGGATCGCAGTTACGATAGCCGTATAATCAGCAAGCGCTGACTTGCTGATGGCGAGGTCAACTCCCACAACTATCTGTGCATCATCGGTTATAGTCGGCTCTGCATAGATGATGTTCTCTTGTTTGACGAGCCCACCCGTCATTGTGACGAACTCCGCGAGATACTCTTGACGAAATACAAGGTCAGGTAACTCACGTCGAGCCTGCTCAATTTCGTCGGGACTGATGAATGGATTCGATGAGGTTGGCATCTGAAACGAAGCCCACTCTTTGTCTGCGAGGCTGCGCATATAGAGGTCATAGAAGTAATTCCGCCCATTAGGCGTCGAGATTATCATCGCTTCGCCCTTGTAGTCAATCAACGTCTGACGAATCGACTCCTCCCATGCCTCCTTGAGATAAGGAGCGTGCGCTGCCTCGTCAATGACAATGCGAGCATACTTACGACCACGACCAGCATCCTTGTCCTCGAGTGTCCAGAAATCGATGACGCCACCAGTGATGAGCTCAATTCGACGCTCGGTTCGTGATGAGCGCTGCGTCACCGATTGCAACGTGCGAACAACGTTGTCCCATACCTCAAGCGATAGCTTATACGTCGGCGCAAAATATGCAACTGGTAATCCCTCAATCGCACCACCTTCCATCAGCGTGAGCCACTCAACTGCAAGCAACGTCTTGCC